CACGATGTCAAGAATTACAACAAAAACAAGTTATTGATTTGAGTACGCTTCGAAAAAAAGAAATTATAACGGATGATTTTGTAAAGGGGCAATCCGAATTTGATTTTCAGTTACCTTTGTCATCACGAAATGTTAAATTTAAAATTTTGACACAAGCTGATTCAAAAAATATTGAATCTGAATTAAGTATTATGAAAAAGAAATTTGGTGGATTGCAAGACCGAGAAATTACTACACGGTTGAAATATGCGATTGTTGAAATAGATGGTGATAGAAATCGAAATAAAATTGTTAAATTTGTTGACACTGAAATGCTAAGTAGGGATTCATTAGCTTTACGAGGTGAGCTTAATCGAGTAACGCCTGATATTTTATTAGATTATGAGTTTGAATGTAATTCTTGTGGGATTTCCCAGGAGGTGCCTGTCCCGATGGACGTTGGGTTTTTTTGGCCTTCCGGAAGAATATAAAATTATTCTTCATAAAGAAATTTTTACATTATCTTTTTACTCAGAAGGAGCTTTTCCATTTTCTGATGTATGGGATATGCCGACATATTTGAGAAAATTTTATATGATGGAATTGGAAGAAGCGTTGAAAAATAGAAAATCAAATTCACAAGAATCTCAACCAAATAAAGATAAAAATTTTGCACATATCTCTAATAATGTAACACATTCATCGCCACAAAAGTTCTCGACAAAGATGAAATAGGGAAAATGTAGATTTCTCTATCTTTGTATATATTTTAATAGTTGATGGTTTTTAGGAGTTGATTTTAAAATGTGTCATCTTATTGTGGATATATATGCTCAAATTAAATAGAATAATGATTTGGGTAGTAATAATTACGTGTTTTTTTGACAACGAAATATTTATATATAATATAAATATTGGAGGTGGTTGATGAAAAGATCTGAAATTCGGAAATTTATAAGAAAAGAGATACAAAATATTGTATATGAATGGTCTATTGCAAAATCATTAGGTCGAATAATTGGGTCGCGTGCAGGTCGTGATTTAAAGAAAGGTAAAGATTACCGAGGTGTTAAGCAAGATGCTGAACAATCAGTTCAAGATTTAAGTAAGAGAATTAAACACTTTAATTCAAAGGTGAAACAATTTAGAGATAAAAAATAATGCCTGAATCATTTGATTTAAAGGAACAACGAAATATTACTGCTGAATTAAATAAGCAACTTGATTCATTAAAAAATGTTAATGAAGTTTATTCAACAATCTCAGATTTCGCATCAAATGTAAATGATGAATTAAAAGCAGTAACGTCCGAATTGGGTAAAATGTCACCAGGTGTGCGGGATATTAATAAAGAAATAAATCAAATTGTTACGACAACGGTAAAGAAAACTGGAAATTTGATTCAGAATTATAAGAGTTTAGGGACGACTTTATTTGAACATATAGATTCACATGAAAAGATAGTTGAACTTGAATCTTTGAAAAATAAAATTATTGATAATTATTTTGGTAAAAATGGTGCAATAAAAGATCTTTTATTGGAACGAGTCTCTATTATCAATGATGAAATATCAACATTAGGGAAATTAGTCGAACAGCAAACTGAACTTAATAATCAAATAAATGTATCTGCTGATCGTATAATGGGGTTTTTTGATAGTGTTCAAAGTGGTATAGAGAGCATTCCAGGAGGGGGATTTTTAACACAATTATTGGGTGTTGATCAGTTTAGAGAAAAATTTAGAACTGGCGTGGTTGAGGGATTAAGTGATACAGTGCTTAAAATTGGCAATTTAAGTAAAGGAATGGTTGCTGGATTAGGAATGGTTGTCGTGTTGTTATCATTAGCGGTTGCTAGATTTATGGAGATTGATTCGAATACGAGAGAAATTCGTGCGCAGACAGGGTTTATTGGACAAGATCTTGATAAAATAGTAAATTCGTCAGTTAAATTAAATAGAGAATTTCAGGTTTATGGATTGGGATTGGAAGAGTCTCGAAATATTATGGTTGCTCTTGTGAATGAGTATGGTTCATTAAGTCTGGTGAGTGATAATGTAGCAAGGTCTACTGCTTTAATTTCAAAATCATTAGGATTATCGGAAGATGCTGCTGCTAAAGTTGTACAGGTATTTGATAATCTCGCGGTAATGAGTGGTAATACATTAGATAATATAATAGCAACTACTATTAAATTATCAGATGTTGCTGATGTTGCACCTCAGCAAATTATGAATGATATTGCTGATAGTGGTGATAAATTATTTTCAGTTATGGGGGGAGCTGTAGCTAATATAGCTCAAGCGGCAGTTGAAGCTCGAAAGTTAGGTGTTAATCTTGATACTGCTACAAATATAGCAGGAAAACTTTTAGATTTTGAGTCATCTATTGCCGATACGATGAATGCATCAGTATTGACAGGACAATTTATTAATCTTGATACAGCGAGATACCTTGCACTTACAGGCGATGTAGCTGGTATGTTAAGAGAAGTTCGTGATCAAATGGGTGACGTTGATGAATTCAGTAAACTTTTACCATTTCAACAACAGGCATTTGCTGATGCATTAGGATTATCAAATTCTGAATTGATGAATATGATGAGAAGTCAAGAAGCATTAGAAAAACTTCAAAAAGGATCGTTATCAACATTTGAAACATTACAACAAGATGCATCACTATCAGATGTTTTAAATACAAGTGGTGTTTTGACTCCACTAGAAACTCTTGGAGCTCAATTTAAGACTGTACTTGTTGAATTGGGCCACGCATTATTACCTATAATTAAATTACTAATTCCAGTTTTATATATTGCGATTGAGTTTCTTAAATCGATTGGAAATGCAATTAATACGTTGTTTGCACCGATTGATATGTTGTTGAATATTGATTGGTTATCAGCATTTAAACGATTTGGTGATGGTGTTGATGCATTGATAAATGCCGCGCGGGATGTTATTAAAGAATTTATGTCATGGTTTAGTAATAATGCAATTTTTAGTACGATAAACAATTTGATAAATGCAGTGTGGGATGTTATTAAAGAATTTATGTCGTGGGTTAGTAATAATGCAATTTTTAGTACGATAAACGATCTGTTTGGAGGTAGTAGTGATAATATTACAAGTAGTCCTATTACTTCTACAAAAAATGTATCGGTTGAATCGGCTGCTGTAGTTCGAGCAGCAAATCGTTCAACTTCTATTACACCGGGTATTGCAAATGTTGTGACGGATATGAGTGAAACTAATAAAAAATTGGGACAGGTTGTTGATTTAATGGGAAAATCTAAATCTATTAATATAGATGGTAGAAAAGTTGGTGATGCAGTGGCACATGCAATACCATCATTATAATGAGGAATTGGAATGGCTCTCGCAGATGTACATAATAATAGCATTTTTTCGGATCTTTCAAAAAAAGTAAATAATAAAATTTCTACTGGAAGAACTGGCGCTAATTTAAAAAGTGGTGTAAAACCCCATTCTATAGAATTTCAATTTGGTCGTACTGATGTATCTAAACTACTTATTAAGAATGAAATTAAATTGTATACTCAATTTTCTGTTAGAGATGGTAGTGAATCTCAGCCATTTTTTGAAACACGAATTATAGATAAAAATCGTCGGCAAATTGGTGGTGAAAGTAGGTTATTTCCATTCCGCAGTTCATTACGACATTCTGAACGAATTACAAAGTTTTTAATTTCAAGTAAAGGTCGTAATTTTATTTTAAAACAAATTGCGTTACAAACATTGAATCCAACTTTGGAAACAAAAGTTTGGAATCCACTATCAGCGGTAATAGGATTGCCATTTGTTCATATTAATCGTCATTTGCCGTTTGTGAGTGGGTTCGATGTAAAAAATTATAGCCAAGCGATTTCGAAGATTCCGCTACAATCAGAAAATATTAGTCGTATTAAATATCAATCACCGCTTGCATTTAATATAGGAACAAGTGAACGTCCAGGGCTTCAAATGGCGAATCGTGGACGTGATTTAATTGCAACTAAAAGAGCATTTATTAATCATAATCCAAATAGATATTTATTTCCTATATCGGCAGATGGGGGTGGATTGCCATTATCAAGCTTACCAAGTCCACGAGAAGAAATGGAGCAGAAAATTGAGTTGGCTAAATCTGCATTGAAGTATACAAAGTCAACTGGTTTTAATCAAGAAAATAATTTTGTACAAAATTCATCAAATGTAAAAAATGTTCTTACTGGATTATTACGATCATTAATTCCTGAGCCAATCCGGAAGCCGATGTCACGAATTCTGGGATTACTAAAAACATCAGAATTTAATAGAGTCGAAATGAAAATTTTTAATAATTATAATATAACATTTCCATATCTTGAAAATCCGTCTGCAATTGAAAATATAAATCCAAAAATTAGTGGAGTAAATGAAAGCAGAGATCAGGGAATAAAATATACGGATAATAAATCTCCGTTGGGGGAGATTCTTAGCACGTTGGAGCAAGTTGGAACTGCTAATGCTACTAATAATATACCACATACATTTAAAACTGATAGTCAATTAGCATCAAGATTAAAAACTGTTCGAGATGATCGGGTAGGAGAATACTTGCAATCATATGGTGAAATATCGACGAAATCTACACTAAATTCATTAACGGGTGTTGGCAAATCTAAAAAATATGAGCAAGATAAACTAAAAAATGATACAGTAATTTATAAAACATATGGGTTTGCAAATCCAGGTGCGATAAATAAAGAAAGTAGATTTCATGATCGGGTTAATGCATTAGATGTAGATGAAGACTATTCAAGTGGTGTTGGTAATAATTTAACAGATTTAATTCCATTTAAATTCTTCCATATAAATGAAAATAGATTTATAATTTTTAGAGCAACATTTACAGGAATTAATGAAAGTATAAGTCCAAGTTGGAATGAAAAATCATATATAGGCCGTGCGGATCCAAGTTATACGTATACCGGAACGACTCGAAAATTGAATTTTAATTTTGATATTCATCCAGAATCAGCAAAAGAATTGGCTCCATTATGGCGAAAAATTAATGCATTGGTAGGTTTATGCTATCCAGATTATGTTAATTTAGTAGGTGGTGGCGAATATATGGTAGCCCCATTTGTTAAATTAACAATTGGAGATCTTTATAATGGAGTTCCAGGTATTATTGAAAGTATAAATGTAACACCGGATGATTCTGGGACGTGGGAAATACGTCAAGGCATTGATGATGATGGAAATGAATTATCACGATTACCACGATATATTAGAATTTCAGTATCATTTGCATTAATTGGAAATGAGAAGTATAGTTCAACTTCGAAATTTTATGATTATACATTTTAAATATGAATATTTTTAGTGGAATACGGTGATTGAAATTTTGACCAAATATAAATTTAGGAGTGATGAATGCCAGTAGATCGATTTTCAAATCAAGACATTCTTCGAAATATAAATAATAATCGAGTATATTCAAGTACATTATATCCGCATATAGAAGACAATATCGATGATATATTCATTATAACTACAATTACGGATAGATTAGATTTATTGGCTTATACGTATTATCAAGATCCGACATTATGGTGGATTATTGCACAAGCTAATCTTGAAAAGTTAAAGAAAGGTTCGATGAATATAAGTTCAGGAATCCAACTTCGAATTCCAAAGAATTTGACGAAAATTTTTAACGATCTTGAAAAAATTAATAAGGAACGATAAGTTGGAAGTTTCTAAATTACGAAAAATTATGAATAACGAAATATTTAAACAAGTGATAACATAAATGGCATTAACAGAACAAAGTGTTTTAGACTTTCAAACATTCCCAGCATTATCTGAAATTCAAAAACCAATTCGAAATGGGTTAACACAACGAGTTAATTCATTTGCGGAAGAAAATAAACCACGAACGGTGTGGATTCGATTGATTTCAAATGCTAGATCGTTAAATGTAAATCCGCGAAAGGGGCGGGAACGTGATAATATTTTTATTATGACAGGAGCTGGTACACTAGATTCTCAAAATAAGATTCGTTCAGGATTTTCGAATATGTATGATTATCAACGGCTTGATAATGTGGATCGGTTATTTCGACCATCTCCGGGAATTGACTCTATTTCGATAACAAATATGGGGGAATGGGGATCTCTTAGGAAAGCTACAATTCAATGGTTTGCACCTAGCATTCAAGATTTGGATGAGTTGTCTCCATATTTTTTAACACCTGGTATTACTATGTTATTAGAATGGGGTTGGGGGGATTTAGAAACACAAATAAAGTCCGTTGATATTAGTCAAAATGAAAATAAATTAAAAGAAAAAATGACATCATATTTTAAAAATCCATTTCAACTTTTCCAGAAACAATGTGATTCGAATGGTCGATATGATGTATTAATTGGCATGGTGTCACATTTTGCATGGACAATAAATGATGATGGTAGTTTTTCTTGTACAACTGAAATTACATCGATGGGCCAATTGATGGCTGGGGTCAATTTAGTTGAACAATTAAATTATACAAATCCAGATGAAAAAGACACACAGAAAAAAACAATTAAAGAATATATAACTAAAGATTTTGATAAGAATATACAAATTACAAAAAAACAATTACCGAAAGAAGAAACACGAGAATATGGTGTAATTGATGTTGATATCTTTATTGATAATGGTACGTTATTTGGATTATTTGGAAAAGATACATGGGTTTCTTGGGGATTTATTGAAGATATTATTATTAATGAGCATATGAAAGTTGTAGCTGATGTTGTTGATGGATTTAAGCCGCTTGAAATTGATAGTCGTGGTGTGTTGATTTCGAATGATCCGTTTTTAGCTACAACTGATCCAGATGTTATGATAATTTCTAAAGGACAAAATACAACATTAGGGGTTCGGCCATTTGATGTATCAGATGATGAGTATTCTGGTGTATTACGTGCCATTTATGTTAATGTTAAAGTGATAAAAGATATTTTTGAAAAGTCGGAAACATTACAAGAAGCATTAAAACAAATTTTAAATAGAATACAAGTTGCAGCAGAAAATATTTGGAATTTTAAATTGTATGTTGATCCGATTCGGGATAAATTACGAATAATTGATCTTAATTATGTATCAGCATTAGCTGATCAGATTAATCCAAAAGAAGTATTCTCTTTTGGAGGATTTGGGAGTAATAGTATTATAAAAGGATTGTCATTACAAACTGATCTTACGAATCAAATGTCATTAAAGTTTGCATATGCGATAAATAAAGATACAATGACAGAATCAAATTCGTCTATAAATGATAGAAGTGATGTTGGGTTGAAAACATTGTATGGAAACTATAGAGATTTAGTTTTAGAAAAATTGAGATTGGAAAATCCTAAATCAGATGGTAGTGGGCAAGGTGGAATCAGTAAAGGAGTTAGTGATGTTACTGAAATAAATAGAGAGAAGTCTAATTTAGATGAAGATCAATTAAAAGAATTGATTAAGAGTGGTCAGCGTATTGAAGTAGAAGGGACGAATTTTATAGCATTGAATTCAGTAGCGAGTGAATATCTTGCACAATATCTTCGTAGGCGAACGATTGATAATAGGCGGCGGCATCAAAACTTGCTTGTACCACTAAAAGTTGATATTACTATTGATGGTACAAGTGGATTAATTCCTGGAAATATATTTAGAATTGAAAATATTCCTAAAATATATTTTGATATTGGTGTGTTTCAAGTGATTAGTGTGAATCATACCATTAATAATGATAATTGGGATACAAATATACAAGCTATATATCGTCTTATTGATATTGATGATGAATTAGTTCAGCGAAAACCAAAAAAAGGAATACAAGTTCCGCTATCAGATTCATTAATAGGATAATATGATGGGATCATTAGATGATTATAAAAAAGCGACAAAAAACCGTAAAGTTATAGTTGGTAATTTGGCTAAGAATTTTTTACCGAATGTGAATGAAGATGATTATAGGCGTGGATATATAATAAGATATTTTACAAAAGCGCGGAACAATCGTGATGGATTGATTATTGAAATTGATCAAGCACAATATAATTCACATACTGATTTATCAGGAGGATTACAATTTAACTTTTATAATGTAGTTTCAATTCGATGGAAAATTGTGGGTACATTAGAAGACGTACAAAAGGCAAATTTTAATATACTTCAAGAAACAGAAAGAAATTTTAATGGGATTTTAAAAAAAGTTGGGAACCTTTTACAATTTGCAAGGTTGATATAGTAAATTAATTAGTTTTAAATGGGGGTGAGTTGGAAGTAATTGAAAGTATTGAAAGTTATAATAAATTTATTCGTGAATATAAGAATAAAACTGTATTTATATATCCAATCTTGTCAGATTCAGAAAAACATTCATGTAATAATTCACTTTCATTGATATATGTAAAATCTATTGATAATAGTGACGGTATTATTTTAAGTATTGATCATACTGATTCAATACCATTGCATAATTTTATTTTTCCACAATTTAAAAGAGTATATACATATGATAAAAAGTTACTGTCAAATTTTATTAATATCACTGAAATTATTGATCTAAGAGTTTCATGTTATTTGAGTATTAATACTGCAATGTACTATTGTCATAAAACTAAAGTACATTCATTTTTTCAAGCATTTAATATTGATAATATAAATCGAATTATTCCATTGACAAAGCATTTCGAGATGTGTGAAGAAATGTTTGAAGTTATTAAGGATGTTATAAATTATGAAGAAGTGTCGTTTGATTTTTATAATCAGATAGTAATACCAAATTTATTGAAAATAGAGGAATCTGGATTAAAAGTTGATAAAAAAATATTTCAAAAATATTTCAAAACAAATCATTTATCAAATGATGATTTTATTCATACTGAATATAATATATATACATCAACTGGTCGGCCATCGAATAGACATGGAGGTATAAACTTTGCATCTTTAAATAAAGCGAATGGTTCTCGTCAAAGTTTTATTTCACGATTTGATAATGGATTTATTTTGGTGTTTGATTATGATGGCTATCATTTACGACTGATAAGTGAATTAGTGGGATATAAATTTTCAAAAAATGAAAGTATTCATGAGTATATAGGTAAGCAATATTTTGATTCAGATAAGCTGACGAGTGATCAATATAAAAAATCTAAACGATTGAACTTTCAATATTTATATGGTGGGATTCCATCGAGTATATCCGATAAGATACCGTATTTTAAAATTGTTAATGACTATATTCATAATATATGGAAAGTTGCAAAGCGAGATGGTTATATTACGTCTTTGTTAAGTAAGAGAAAAATATATTTAGATAATATAGAAGATTCTAATCCACAAAAACTTTTTAATTATTTTATTCAATTATTAGAAACTGAGCGGAATATGATAATTTTAAGTAGTTTATTTAATTTTCTTAAAAATTATGAGTCGAAAATAATTTTATATGCATATGATGCATTTATTTTTGATTTGAGTCCCAATGATAATAGAGATTTTTTAATTGAAGTTCAAAATATTATTGAACAAGATGGTACATTTCCAACTAAACAGATGATCGGTAGAAATTATGATGAAATGATTAATATAACAGATCGTTTTTAAATTGTATTGACTATTTATATTTAAAATATGCATTTTGGGAAAATATAATGGATGATTTTATTTCTGTAATATTTCAAGAATTAATTGAAAAAACGAATGGGGTTCCGGATTTATCAAATCCACAACATTTTACAATATTGAGTGAAATTTTATATTCAAAGGGATTGTCCTCAGATATAATAAATGGATATAAGTCTAATATAATCGATTATATTAATAAGGGGGAATGATGTGATTAGAACACAATTATTATGCACGTTTACAACGAAACATAAATTAGATGATACGTTAAAAATGATTTCTGAAATGTATGATATAGTATTTTCTAAAATTTATGTTTTGGAGAATGTGGATAATGATCGAGAAATGATGTGTACATATAATATTAAATCTGAACGTAATAATAATGCATTATCAAATACTATTTCAATACATAGAAAAAAGATGAGTAATACATTATATACGATTAATGCTTTAAATAATATTGTATCATTATTAAATGATGGGAAACTAGATCCTAATTTTTTAATAAATTGGGAAAATTATAAAAATTCATTACTAGTAACGGATGATGATGGATTGAAACAAATTCACACAAAAATATTTAAGATTATTGAATTAGAAGATTAGAAATAACATTAAAAGTTTAGGTTTTAAAATGGTTGCATAGTTATAAAACATAAAATATGACTGATAACTGATAACTAATTAAATTTAAACTTAATCATTAATTATTAATTTTGGAGACTGAACTATGAGTAGTACACTCGATCTTAAACAGATTCAAACTAGGTTAGCATCTTTACAACAAACATCAACTCGTTCAAATTACATATGGAAACCATCAATTGATGAGGAAATTCAAATCCGGATTATTCCATATAAATTTAATCGTAAGAATCCTTTTATTGAACTTAATTTTCATTATTCAATCGGTTCTCGGTACTTTGTATCACCAACATCTTTTGGTAAACCAGATCCAATTGTGGAATTTGCGGAAAAACTTCGAGATACTGGTGATCGAGATAATTGGAGTTTAGCAAAAAAACTACAACCAAAATTACGGACTTTTGCACCAATTATTGTCAGAGGGCAAGAGCATGAAGGTGTTAAATTTTGGGGTTTTGGAAAAACTGTATATCAAGAATTGCTTGGCTATATGGTTGATAAAGATTATGGTGATATCACTGATCCTATAAGTGGTAGAGATATTGTAGTAAAACAATTTCAAGAGTCTGGAAAATCGTATCCGACGACAAATATTCGGATTAAACCAAATGTTAGCATGATTGCTGAAAATCAAGAACTGCTTCAAAAATTATATGATTCGCAAGTTGAAATTACAGAGGTATATACTGAAAAAACTTATGAAGAACTTCATGAGATTTTTACAGCATGGATGACTAGTGGTGATACTAGTGGTGATAATAGTGCTGATAATAGTGACGATACTATTGGTGACAATGAGAATGTTGTTACTTCTCAGCCACCAAATATGAAACTCTCACAAAAAGATGAGACATCAAACGTACAAGAAATATCGGATGCATTTCAGAGTATTTTCGCTAACAAGTAAAAAGGTAAATTCGATTTGGAAAATGGGCGGGGTATAACTCGCCCATTTGATTTATAGGAGTATATTATGTCTAATCGGGATAAACTTGCCGAATGTTTAGCTGAAACATTAAATAAAAAATCTGATGGGACACCAATAGCTTATTTTCTGGATGGATTGGTAGAGACACCAACCGATATATCAGGATGGGTTTCAACTGGAAGTTCTATGTTAGATTTAGCTATATCTAATAGAAAAAATGGTGGTATTCCAGTTGGTAGGATTGTTGAAATTAATGGTTTGGAATCAAGTGGAAAATCATTATTGGCGGCGCATATGTTGGCCGAAGTTCAGAAACTTGGTGGGGTGGCAGTATATATTGATACGGAAACTGCTATAAGTCCTGAATTTCTTCAGTCAATTGGTATCGATATAAATAATATGATTTATGCACATTTGGATACAGTAGAAGATATTTTTGAAACAATTGAAAGTATTATTGAAACAGTTCGGAAAAAAGAAAGTGAAAGATTTGTATGTGTTGTTGTTGATTCTGTAATGGGAGCATCTACAAAAGTTGAAATGGATGCGGATTATGATAAAGATGGGTATGCAACGACAAAGGCTATTTTAATGTCTAAAGCATTACGAAAAATAACATCGACGATTGGAAGGCAGCGAATTTCATTAGTATTTACAAATCAACTACGTCAGAAAATGGGAGTAATGTTTGGTGATCCATATACTACGAGTGGTGGTAAAGCATTAGCTTTTCATTCATCTGTACGATTACGTTTAAAGAATCTTGGACAAATTAAGCACAAACGTGGTGGAATTGATGAAGTAATTGGAATACGAACGTCATGTAAAGTAATAAAGAATCGAGTGGGTCCACCATTTAGAACTGCGGATTTTGACATTTATTTTGATCGTGGAATTGACGATTCATTGACGTGGTTAGATAATTTAACAGCTACTGGGATAGTTAGCAAATCTGGATCATGGTATACATTAAAAGAAGATGAAAATGGTATAATAGATAAAGATGCAAGAATTAAATTTCAAGGTAAAGATTTTGTAGGGTTGTTTAAAAATGGGAAATTTAAAGATTTTGTATATGATAAAATTTGTGAATATCGAATTATGAAATATCGTAATCAAGACCTTGAATTAATCAATCCGGATGAAATAGAAGATAGTGATGAATCATTGTCAGGTGATAATTAAAATGCGTCTAATTACAGAAGATTTTGCTGAGTCTGTTAGTTAAAAAATCCTTATATTAATGGTAATTAATGAAATTATTCATGGGAAGATGATATAATTCTTGTTCCATTTATTGGGAGTGGGACAACTGCGATGGCAGCCAAAGCTACAAATCGAAAATATATTGGTATTGAACAGGATGAACGTTTTTGTAAAATTGCAGAAGGTCGTATTGAAGTAATGCAAATACTTATAGATCATAATTTTTGGTAAATGAATTTCATAAGTATTTTATACGTTTTGAATATTTTATGAATATAATGAAATGAGATAACGAATGTTAAATGATGATCTTCTTAAAATATTGGATTCACTAAAAGATAAAGATGCGCTTGGAATTGGGGATGATGTAAATGAAACAGTTTTATTAATTGATGGTCTCAATTCATTTATTAGAGGATTCTCATGTTCTCCTGCTATGAATGATAATGGTGATCATATTGGTGGGATATCTGGATTTTTAAAAACTATTGCATTCACTATCAGGCAATTCAAGCCATCACGATGTATAATTGTATTTGATGGTAAAGGTGGAAGTAGTCGCAGGAAGAAGAAGTTTCCAGCATATAAAGATCGTAAATCACCAAAAACACGTTTAAATCGTGCGTATGATTTCCAGACGGTTGATGAAGAAATTGATTCGATGAATCTGCAATTAATGCGAGTTGTACAATATATAGAATATTTACCATTAACAATACTTAACATGGATGATGTTGAAGCTGATGATGTGATTGCATATATTGCAACTGAAATTCTTAGTGAGAACCCTAATAATAAATCTGTAATAATTTCATCAACAGATAGAGATTATTTACAATTAATAGATGAGCGGGTTAAAGTGTGGAATCCTACACGAAAGATATATTTTGATGAAATTACAGTGCATAATGAATATAAAATTCCACAACATAACTTTTTGATGTATCGAATACTAGATGGTGATAAATCTGATGGAATTCCCGGAATTAGAGGGATTGGATTTAAAACCATTCAAAAAAAATTACCAATATTACTTTCAGATACGAAAATAACTATTGAAAGTTTACTTGAATATGTTAGTTCTAATAATGATGATAGTAAGCTTTTCAAAACTATATTGGCAAGTAAAGATATTTTGGAACGAAATTATGATTTGATGCAATTAAATAAAGTTGATATGCCGATGAGAACAAAAACTAGAGTAATAGAAATAATGAATATGCCAATTAAGTTATTAAATTCATATCAATTTAAAAAGATGGTATTGATGGATAAGATGTATTCTGCTATACCTAATATTGACACATGGTTGACACAATCATTTAATATTCTTAATTCGTTTGCAATGACAACTCAAAAGGGTTAGGGATCATATGTCAATAGATACACTTACTAAATATGGTAGTTTATTCCAAACGAAGGTTTTAGCATCATTATTGTCAGATCGTAAATTTTTAGAAAGAGTATATGACATTATCAATCCAAATGATTTTGATTCAGAAACAAATCAATGGATTGCAAAAACTATTGTAGATTATTTTAAAGAATATCGGGTCCTTCCAACACCAGATGCAATGAAATTTTCTACAGTTGAAATTAAAGATCCGGTTCGTAAACAAGTAGTATATGAACAATTCAAGCAAATTGGGTTGGAAGTTCATTCATTTGATTTAGAAAGTGTTAAAGATCAATTTGTTAATTTTGTTATTAATCAAAATTGGAAAAATTCAATTCTTAGATCTGTAGAATTGATGGAACGTGGTGATTATGATCAGATTAAAACTCTGATGAAAAATACGTTCACAGTTGGAATGGAACGTGATTTGGGAATGATTTATAAAGATGAATTGGGAAGAAGGTTGAGTGAAACGCTACGTCATACGATTGAAACTCCATGGGATGTTATTAATTATACGTTAGATGGTGGATTGGCGGAGAAAGAATTGGGGATATTTATGGCACCGGCTGGTATTGGAAAATCTTGGTTATTAATTAGTGTTGGTGCAAATGCTGTAAAACAAAATAAAAATGTATTACATTATAGTCTTGAATTATCGGAAGATTATGTTGGGCTTCGATATGATGCACATATTAGTGGATTCAATTCACAGAATATTAAAATGCATAAGGATGAAGTTGAAACGTGTCTTCGAAAATTGCCTGGAAATCTAATTATTAAAGATTATCCAACAAAAACTGCTACAATTGATACAATAACATCACATATTGAGCAATCTATTAATTATGGCTTTAAGCCTGATATGATTATTGTTGATTACGGGGATTTAATTAAAGGATCACGTGCATATACTGGTGGTGAATTACGACATGAACTTGCAAATATTTTTGAAGATTTAAGAGGTTTGGCTGGGATATATGAATGTCCGGTTTGGACGGCGACACAAGCTAATCGGTCAGCTTTAGAGGCTGATGCAATTGGCGCAGAATTTGTTTCCGAGGCATATTCTAAAATCATGATTGCAGATTTTATTATGTCGTTATCACGAAAGGATTGTGATAAATCAAATGGAACTGGGCGGGTACATATTGTTAAAAATCGGTTTGGTAGAGATGGATTTACATTACCATGTAGAATTGATTTAAGGATTGGATTATTTAATATATTTGATGAAAACACTAATAATGCACGAGATGCCAGACAAGATATGCGAAATGGAAATAAAACAATTCTCCAAACACAATTTAATGATTTGATGGAGAATGTTCAAATTAATGGAATGGGATAAACGTTTATCTTATGACAATTGTTATATAAGTACTTATTGTATAATTTTATAAAATTAAATAATATAGTTTAATTTTTGTGAGAAAGTGG